CTGCAGAGTTGCTAACTGGTATTGCAGAAATGATAGCTCCATTCACTGAAGAGATCGCAGCATTAACTGAAGAAGTAACAGAACTTAAAGCTAAGTTCGCAGTGATTGCAGATGAACCTGCAGCAAAACCGATTAGAAATTCATTTAGCGAAAACAAAGCTGCCGCTGATGAACAACTAAGCAAAAGAATGGATGCACTTAGAGCTATCCGAAACAAATAACTAACAAAAATAAAAACTTAAAATTATGGCATTTGGATTTGACGTAGCAGCATTGCCTGCTTATACAGACCAACTATCTTTAGATTTAATTTCAAAGGTAGTTTTAAAAACTGACCTATTAGATTTCGTGGACTTGCGTTCAGGATTTTCGAGTGGCTCAGTTGCAATTAACTTAGTAGATGCAGACTTACCTGTATCTGCATTATCATGTGGATGGACTTCAGATGGTCAAGTAACTTACTCACAAGTAAACGTTACTATTGATTCATTACAGTCTAAAACAGAAATGTGTGTGGAAGACTTAAGAGCGAAGTATACTTCAGCTTTTATGAACCCAGGAACTGGAAATGACTTTATTCCCTTCGAAGAAGTTATATCTGAATCGTACGCAGACAAATTAAGAAAGTACAACGAAGGTTACCTAATTAATGGAGCAGGTGCTGCAGGAACAGGAACTGGAATTAAAGCACAAGTTACTTCTGCAAACGGTGCAAACCTTCAAGGTGGCGTACCAGCTGCATGGACTGCTGCTAACGCAGTAGAACAAGCATTAGATCTTTATGATGCAATCGATGAGTCTGTAAAAGACAGAGACGATTTAATCATGGTAGTATCTCCTGCTGCATACAGAGCATTAGTAAGAGGTTTAGTTGCTTCTAACTTATTCCACTTTGACTCAGTACAATCTAATGATATCTTAATCCTTCCAGGAACAAACATTACAGTTGTAATGTCTTCTGGTCTTGTTGGATCTGATTACAAAATGGCAGGTCCTGGTAAGATGATTATCGCTGCTACAGGTTTAACTGATGAATTAGATACATTTAGATTTTTCTATGATGAAGCTGCAGACGTAATGCGCTTCAGAGCTGCTTGGAGGCTCGGAATTGGAATCGGAGAGGTAAATCTTTTCGCGACTAACGATATGGCATAAGCCAAACAAATTATGGTTAAGGGCTTCGGCCCCTAACCTTATTTAATTAATTAAAAAAATCAATATAATATGAGTTGTAGCAATTTAACAGCCGGCTTTCTAGATTTATGTAACGATTCCACAGGTGGAATTGAGAAGATTTATATAGCAAACGGACCGGTTCAATCAATCACACAGACAGCAGGTAACATTACCGCTATTACTGTGGGTGGCTCTGCTCTTGTACCAGCTGATTTTTATGTTTTCGAAACTCCCAGACAAGTAAGTTCTATTACTGAGACAACTACAGTATCTCAAGAAAACGGAACTTTATTCTTTGACCAACAACTAACAGCAGTATTCAATCAAATGAGTGCAGCTAAAAGAGACCAATTATTATTACTAGCTCAAGCAACAACTATGGTAGTTGTAGCTAAAGACGGTAATGGAAATTACTGGTCGATAGGTGTTGAAAAAGGTGCTTTCTTAGTAAGCGCAACCGCTACCAGCGGAACAGCATACGGAGATCGCAACGGATATGAAATCGTATTAGGTGGACTTGAAGCAAGCCCAATGTTTACAGTAGACGGTGCCATAGTGCAATCGTAATTGTAAATTAATATAAATGAAGAACCCTAGCTTTAATTAGTTAGGGTTTTTTTATGCTTACAATTTTTAGCATGGTATTGATAAAAGTTAGGTCCTCTACCTTGATGACCACAGTGCTCACATGTATTAACTACCTTAGCCATTTCAATACCACCTTTAGTTGCACCTTCTTTATGGTTACCTGGACTTGGAGGAACTTGACCTATAAAATGTGCAGTAGTTCTATTATTATGAGTAGACTTTATTCTTATAGTTTTATAGTGATCTCCTCGTTTATATCCATTAAGATCTGCTAATTCCCATTCTCTATCTCCGACTACTTGCCATGTTTCTAAAACATCCGGACCTTCTATAGTCTCTATTAATATAGGTTCTATTCCATACTTTCTAAAGTTGTAAGTTTTTCTAGCTTTCCATTTTTTTGTAGCGCCAATTTTATGACCAGGTACTTCGTAAATTGTGTATATCATATAAGTTATAGCGGTTGCCTTAGGCTTTGTTTCAAATAACTTTCTTAGGTGACTTGTATTTTCTACCTTCTAACATAGCATTAAGGCTTTTTGCCATAGGGTAGTGTTGATCTGATAAGTATAAACCATGAAGCCGCTTTGCAAAGTGATATGGATGGCCGTCAATAGTCATTTCACCACGATAGTTAGCATATCTTATAGTTTTATCAATATCACATGTCGGGTCAAATAACTCGCCTGTAACGCTAAATTTTACATCACAAAATATTTGATGCTCAAACCCAATCTCTACTATAGATTCTAATAAGTAATCTATTTTAGCGGGTACTAAAGGACCTGTAATAATTAAGTCTACATCACTAGTCTCTACATTAGATAATATACTACCAACTAAATAAAGGTTATAGTCTTCCCAATCAAGTTCTTTAATTTCTTTAAGTAGACCTTTTACTGATTTTAAGCCTTTTAATTTGTGCCAATAAGAGTTTGTGTATGTACCAAACTTAATCTTTTTATACTCCATGTCAATTGTACTAGTTTCTATATTTATATATATAAAGCGAAATAAAACGCAGTCCATGACAATACTAGTACCAGAATTACAATTAACACAGCAGTTTACCGTTAACATACCTAATATGGTTGCAGGCGGTAGTCTTACGTTTCTGTTAACATCGCAGTATTCACATCAACCTATATCTTTATTAGTAAATAAGATTGTTACATCTAATGCAAGGTATACTACACTAGAGGTTACATTCCCGACTGGCTTTGGTGACGAACATAAAAACGGGATATATAATTGGAGGTTAGTTCAAAACGCCATTACACTAGAAGCTGGATTAGTTAAAATAGTTACAGATCCGGGTGGTGGTTTAGGAATGACTGAATTTATTAGTACACCTGCAACCGAAGAACGTGTTGCTGATGTATTCTATAGACCAAATTATTAAAAGAAAATATGAGAAATACACCAGAAGGCATTTATTCAATTAAGGGATCAGAATTCCAAGCCATTGAATTACCAGACATTAAAGAAGTCCGTAGTAAAGATTACATGTATTACGGCAACCTAAACTTGTTCCCACAATCATTAATACAACTATATGACACTAGTGCCATGCACCATACTGCTGTTGATGCTATTACAGCTGGTATTGTCGGCGATGGCATCGAAATCATCGGTGATGAATACATTAACCAAAATGGTGAAACGATTGAAGAGCTTTATGAAAAGATTTCGTTAGATTATGTATTATTTTCTGGTTATGCTATTAATGTAATATGGTCTAAGGATCGTACAAAGATTTCAGAGATTTATCACTTACCATTTAGTAATGTAAGATCAGGTAAACCTAATGAAGAAGATAAAGTAGAGAACTATATGTACTCTGCTGATTGGTCTAACCTAAGAAAATATCCATACCAAGAGTATAAAGCATTTGATCCTACAGATAATAAAGGTGACAATGCGTCACAAGTATTCTATTTCTATGGATATACTCCAGGAAATCAGGTTTACCCACTACCTAACTATGTAGCAGCGATGAATGATATTTCATTAGATGCACAAGTATCTAGATTCCACGCAAACAATATAGCAAATGGCCTAGCGCCAAGTATGTTTGTTAAGTTTAGAAATGGCGTGCCTTCACCAGAAGAGAGAAGAGATGTTTATCAAGAGATAGAAAAAACATTTACAGGAACAGAAAACGCAGGTCGTTTCTTTTTAAGTTTTTCAGAGGCCGATAAAACACCAGAAGTGACTCCAATTGAATCCGGAAACGATACATATTATTTAACCCTAGAAGAGCGTATAAGCTCACGAATCTTAACAGCACATAGAATTACATCCCCATTACTATTGGGCATCAAGGACAGTGCCGGTTTTAGCTCTAACGCGGAAGAGATCAGAGTTGCGTATGCACACTTCGAAGGAACTGTAGTAGAACCTAAAAGAAAGAAGATATTGCAAGGCTTTGGTTACATGCTAAGATTAGCTGGTTACAACGTAGCTCTTAAAGTAAGACCTAACAAGCTAGTTAACGAAGCAGAGATCGAAGACACTGCACCACAAGAAAACATAGAATCACTATAACATGGAAACAGTTTTATTAGTTAGCGAGCAGAGAATGAAAACGTGGACATCGTTAGACAACAATATTCGTATTGATGTACTAACACCGTCTATACTTCAAGCACAAGATATTTATATACAAGATACATTAGGCACACCTTTTTACAATAGATTAAAAGCCGGTGTCATTGCAAATGATTTAACAGCAAACGAATCAGCGTTCTTAAAAGATCTAGTTGGTCCGTGTTTAATTCAATATGCTCTATATCATTTGCTACCTAATTTAAAATACAAGATGGTCGAAGCTGGTATTGTAAACGGTACAAGTGAAGAAACACAATCTACTACGCTAGAAGAGATGAAATATCTTAGAGAACAAGCATTAGATGATGCACAATTTTACAACAATAGAATGCTAGAGTATTTACAACAGCATCCTAATATGTTTACACTATATCAAAACCCGACTCCTAATGATGGAATGAATCCTAACAGAGACAATCCTTACTTTAGTGGTTTACAAACTAATATACCCTTAAGAAGAAATGACTTATACATCTACGCAGACTGCGGACTCGACTGTGACCCTGATTGTTCCAGCTGCAACTAAGAGTACAGTGGGTAACGCTAAGAAATTAAAAGTATACTTAAAACATGAAAGCAGTAACAGACAAAATACTAAGTAGATATATAAGCAGAAAGCTTATGGTCTTTGTTGTGGCTTGTTTTGGGCTCTTCTCAGAGACTTTAACAAGTTCTGATTGGGTTATTATAGCTGGAGTGTACATAGGTACACAGGGCGCAATAGACGCAATATCAAAATTAAAACAATAATATGGATATAAATAATGCAATTCAAGATTATGTACAATGTATTACTAATAATGCCGTAACAACACCTACAGGAGGTACTTGGCTTTCAGCATTGTGTCTATATTACAATATAACAGAACCAGTAAATGGCAGTTGGATTCAAGCCTATTGTTTACACTTAGGTATAACTGCTACAGTAAATGGTTCATGGACTATTGCTTTAGCAAACTATTACAGTATCGCACAACCTAAGAACGGGACGTGGTGGTATGCCATCGCTGATGATGCATGTAATGGAGCTCCGCCAGTAGGATCATTTATATGGAACCTAAACTCAAATTTATGGGAGGCAGAAACAAGAACATGGTCACTAACATAAACATAAATACAAACAAAAATTAAATTATGGCAACATTAACAGGACAACAAATAGATCTATCTTATCAAGGTCTTTTAAAAACAAGTGATAACGCAGCTCTTTCAGCTACTGCTAAAGGTATCCAAGATGGTACAGGTGGAGCTACTAATATCGAGATGAGTAATACAGCAACTAACTTTGTTAGTGGTACTGTGGACTTTACAGGTAGTACTGTAAGTGGTTTACCAAGTAGTGCTGCTGGTTTAGAATCAGGTACAGGTACTGACTCAATGCAATCAGCTGCAGCTCTAACAAGTACTGCTGCAGATGCATCAGGAACTAACTCTATCGCATTAGGTGAAGGAGCGACTGCAAGTGCAGACGGTTCTGTAGCAATTGGAGAATCTACTACCGCAGACGGTGCAGACTGTGTTGCTATTGGTAGAGGCGCTAACTCAAACAGTGAATCAATTGCAATTGGTGATGGTTCTACAAACGCAGTACAGAGATCAGTAGCAATCGGTAGATCTGCAACCGCAAATCAAAACGGTATTGCAATTGGTAACCATGCAGAAAACACGGGTGTTAGATCAATCTCGATGGCTTCATGTGCTCTTAACACACAAACTAACGCAGCTAATGATTCAGTAATGATTGTACCAGGTTCATACGGTACAAGAGTAAACGCTGCGGCTGACGGATCTATTACTATTGGTGGTGCTAACACTGATTTAACTAGACAAACTGCAAACGCTGCAAATGGTATTGCAATTGGATTTGATACGATATCAGACGCTTCAGGCGCTGTAGCTTTAGGTGAAGGGGTAACTGCCTCAACTGCAGATACAGTTTCAGTTAAAGCATTAGAAGTACAAACAGACAGTACACCAACTGCGGGTGGTATTATTATATCAGATGCAGGTGGAACAGACAGAAGATTAAATATTGATGCTTCAGGTGCACTACAAATTGACTCTACTGCTGTAGGTGGTGGAGGTGCTGCTGGCCTAGTAAACGGTACAGGTACTGACACATTACAATCTGCGGCTGCACTAACAACAACTGCTGCAGATGCAAGTGGTAATTACTCTATCGCA